GCGTTGACGACGTTGAGCACGTAGGCGATGCTTTTTATGGTCACTTCGACAGCGTTGAGGACTTCGTTGAGGACTACTTAGACCAGACAGGAGACTCACTTCCAACTTGGGTGTGTGTAGACTATGAACGCACTTGGGACTCTGCACTTCGCTTCGACTTCGACTTTGACGAGGACAACGGCATTATGTGGATGTCTAACTGGTAGTAGTCGTTCGTTAGGCATACGTCTCAAAAGAGTAGACGTATGCCAGTTGGTCAGGTGGCACAGTGGGTTCGTGTTTTTTGCAGTGTGTGGCGGTGGGCGGTTCGCCCCCCCGTGCCCGTTTAAAAACGACTAACTACCCTAACCTACAAAGTGTTACGAAAGCGAGAACAATATCCATTTAATTTCAAAATTTTTTTCCCTGTTAAAAATCCCCCACAGGGTCGCAGTTGCAAAATATTCCATGATGATATATAATTGAAAAATAGAATACTTCAGAATGCAAAAAAATAACGCAGAGGATAAACGCCCTATAGAAGTAGATCAAGTAACAGGAGAGTATTATGTAAGATTACCTGAATGGGTTATAAATGACCAAAGTTGGTTTGAGGACTCAGAGGTAACTTTTAAAACTGATGGAGATGAACTTATTATTACTGAATATGACTAGCACTTATCACATATACTTAAGAGGAGAATGTTTGTTCAAAGATTTGGATGAATATGAGTTTAAGATTATATGGGGTAGGATATATGAATCATACTTTAGAGATGAGTTAACTTATGAACAATTTGAATATAACAATGAAGTAGTACAAGATGCAAGTTATTAAAGAAGAATTAAAGCCTTTCATTAATAGTAAACCAAAGAATAGAGAGTTGCCCCTTGAAGGTATAGAGATACACGATAATTTTCTTACAGATCAATATGTAAAACATCTTCAGAGTATCTTTTTTAATCAATCATTCCCTTGGAATTACTCTCCGTTTGTTGGTTACAATGTTGAAGACACAAAGATATCAAAGGAAGAGAGAGATAATCATTTGTATCTAATACACAAGGTCTATGATGATCTTCGTCCTATAGAAGATTCCTTCCAAACCTTCGATCAATTTCTCCCCATACTCGAAGCATTGGAGGTTCGTTCCCTTGTACGAATACGTGCATTATTATATGTGAATCAAACTATATTAATTAAACACGAAAGTCATCAAGATGCTCCGTATCCTATAAAGGCAGCATTATTATACTTAAACGATAGTAATGGATATACTGGTTTTGAAGATGGCACTAAGGTTGAAAGTGTTTGTAATAGACTAGCATTATTTGATGGTTCTAAGCATCATCATAGTACAACGTGTACTGATGCAAAGGAACGTCTAGTAATTAATATCAATTATTTTTAAAACACCTCGTTTAGCACCTCGTGGCTCGATATTATGGAACACATTGTAAAAGACAATTTTCTTGAAAAGGATTATTTTAATTGGTTAAAGGAAGAGTTTCTAGAAGGAGATCTTAAATGGTCTTATCAAGATGGAGTTGCAAAAGGTAGTGATGAACCTGATTATTACTTTATTCATAGTTTTTATAATCCCGATAACTTTGAAGTAGAAAGTCCTTGGTTTAATACTCACTTAGGTAAGTTGTGCCATGAGTTAGGTATTCGGGCGATTAAAAGAGCAAGATTAATAATGTATACTAATCAAGGTAAACAGATTATTCATAAAAGACATAGAGACTTAGATTATGATCATACTGCTGCTCTTTTATATTTGAATACTAATGATGGTTTTACTGAATTAAATGATGGAACTCGTATTGAAAGTATTGAAAATAGATTACTAATATTCAATGGTTTTGAAGAACATAGTAGTTCAACTTGTACTGATCAAAAGAGAAGAGTGCTGATATCACTAAACTATTTTTAAGTTGACATTCGCTATATAATGCTGTATGATATGTTTGTAATTACACAACATTATGGCAAAAGGATTTACTGTAAAAGCGAAATCTCCCGTCAAAGCAAAAGAACCTGAGTTCGATTATGATAAAGCACGAGAGATGGTCAAAGGTAAAACAGTCGTATTCTGTTTACCAGGAAGAGGAGTTTCATATACTTTCTTAAAAGCATTTGTACAATTAAGTTTTGATTTAGTTCAAGCAGGTGCTTCTATACAAATAAGTCAAGACTATTCATCAATGGTTAACTTCGCACGTTGTAAGTGCTTAGGTGCTAATGTATTGAAAGGTCCTGATCAAGAACCTTGGCAAGGTCAACTACCATATGACTACCAATTATGGATTGATAGTGACATTGTATTCAATACTGAGAAGTTCTGGCAGATTGTATTGATGGATCAGGACATCGCAGGGGGTTGGTATTGCACTGAGGATGGTAAGACTACATCTGTGGCACATTGGTTGGAGGAAGACGATTTCCGCACCAATGGTGGTGTTATGAACCACGAGACACTAGAGAGCATTTCTAAGCGTAAGAAGCCTTTTACTGTTGACTACAGTGGGTTTGGTTGGTTATTAATCAAGAAGGGTGTATTTGAGCATAAAGAGATGCCTTATCCTTGGTTCGCACCAAAAATGCAGGTGTTTGAGTCTGGTGAGGTTCAAGATATGTGCGGAGAAGACGTTTCTTTCTGTCTAGATGCAAAAGAAGCAGGATTTGATATTTGGTGTGACCCTCGTGTACGTGTTGGACACGAAAAAACAAGGGTAATATAAGATGGAAGTCTATAACATCTATCTCAATGGTCAATTAATACACGATAAGATAGGTAAGGATGCTATGTTTGATCTTATGGAAGATTATGCTAAGGAATATTACCTAAATCGGGATAAAGAAGGTGTTATAGACCCCAAATCACTCAAAATAGAAACACAAAAACTTTAATTTTACATTATTATGGCAGTTAAAACTAAAACAGGTGTATGGGGAAGTATTGAAATAGAACCAACTCCTAAAAAAACATCTCAAGGCAGAGGAAAGCATACAAAATACTCTGCAACCTCTCGAAATAAGGCAAAAAAGAGGTATAGAGGTCAAGGAAAATAAGAAAAACCGCCCGAAAGGGCGTTTTTTTATGTCTAATATAAAATTTTATGTTTCGTGTCTAAATAAAACAAGAAAATAGTATTAAATATACCTTTCTATGCCTATTATACGAAAATCTAGGGCGTTTAAGGACATAAGTTTATCTTTTAAACCGCATCCTGTTACTAAAGACTTACCTGCTTTGGTGAATGAACGTGCGATTGTTAGATCAGTTCGTAATTTAATCGAAACTATACCAACAGAAAGGTTTTTTAGACCAGATATTGGAACAAATATTCGTGATAGTTTGTTTGAAAACTTTCATCCTACACTATTAACCATTATTGAAGACCAAATAAAAGAAACTTTAGCAAATAATGAACCAAGAATTAATAATGTTAATGTTCAATTAGATCCATACATAGATCAAAATGCATTTGAGACAACAATATTTTTTGACATCATTGGATTAGACGTTCCAACTCAGTCATTCTCATTCCTATTAGAACCTACCAGATAATATAATGGCGTTCACCCAGTACACAAGCCTAGATTTTGATGAAATAAAGGCACAAATTAAGGATTATCTTAGATCAAACTCTAATTTTACAGATTTTGACTTTGAAGGATCTAACTTTTCTGTCTTAATTGATACACTAGCATATAACACTTATATTAATTCATTTAATGCTAATTTATTAGCAAATGAATCTTTCTTAGATTCAGCAACTTTGAGAGAGAATGTTATATCACTTGCTCGTAATATAGGTTATGTACCCCGTTCAAAAACTGCTGCAAGGGCATCTATTTGGTTTACGGTAGAAATAGAGGGTGAAGATCCAAATGTCACTACAGAACGTTTAAAGAGGGTATACTTAAAGCCAGGTCTAGTGTGTGTAGGAAAGGCAAATGATACTTCATTTAGGTTTTCGGTAACAGAAACTCATTCTACACCAGCAATTATTAATCGTATTGAAGATGGGAGAAATATCTATAGAGCACAGTTTGGATCTCCTACTGAACCTATAGAAATTGTTCAAGGAACATTTCTATCAAAAACTTTTGTATATGTCGATAATCAAGATCAAAGATTTATTTTAGACAATCCTGATATTGATACTTCTACAGTAAAAGTTAATGTTGGTTCAAAAGATCAAGATGTTATTGGAGCACCTTTAGGTACTGAGTGGAAAAAGGTTGATAATATTGTAAACATTAATAAGAACTCTGAAATATATTTCTTACAAGAAATATCAGATGAAAAACATGAAATACTGTTTGGTGATGGAATAATAGGTAAATCATTAGGATCACAAGCTATTGGTAAAACAAATATGAGTGGTCAACCACTTAGTAATGATAAAATAAGTGTTACCTATATTGTTTGTGATGGTGAAGAGGGTAATGGTGCTAGTCAATTTGATTTCCAAGGTGGATTCTTAGATGGTGATCCTGCACTTGTTGGGACAAAAGTATTGAAACCATTCAATTCTGTAGCAGTTAATAATGTTAGAGCTGCTGCAAATGGTGCTGAAATAGAAAATCTTTCTTCAATAAAATATTATGCTCCTAGAATATATTCTGCTCAGTATAGAGCAGTTACTTCTAGAGACTATGAAGCGGTAATAGAAAGCATTTACCCTAGAACAGAATCTGTTGCTGTTGTTGGTGGTGAGGAGTTAGATCCACCTCAATTCGGTAAAGTGCAAATTAGTATTAAACCTAGAAATGGAACTTATGTTTCTGACTTTGATAAGTTGCAAATTAAAAATAAACTTAAAAATTATGCTGTTGCAGGTATAAATGCTGATATTGTAGATCTTAAAGTTCTATATGTTGAACTACATTCAACAATTTATTATAACAGTGCATTTAATTCTGATCCTGCTGGATTAAAAGCAAGAGTAACGAGTACTCTTGATACTTATGCAAATAATATTGATATTAATAAATTTGGTGGTAGGTTTAAGTATAGTAAGATTTTACAGTTAATTGATAGGGTTGATGATTCGATTACTTCTAATATTACTAAAGTGATTATTAGAAGGGATATGAAAGTTTTAATTGATCAATTCGCACAATATGAACTATGTTTTGGTAATAGATTCTATATTAATTCTCAAGGATTTAATATAAAGAGTACTGGATTTAAAATTAATGGTAGTAATAATATTCTTTATCTAACTGATGTTCCAAATAAGAATGTAGATGGTTCTTTAGATGGTAGTGGTAAAGGTATTTTAAGTGCTATTACTAGAAATCAGAAGAATGAACTTAAAGTTATTGTTAAATCTGTAGGTACTGTTGATTATGTTAAAGGAGAAATACTATTAAATACTGTAAATATAACAGAAACAGTTGCTGCAAATAATTTAATTGAGATACAAGCATTTCCAGACTCTAATGATGTTATAGGATTGAAAGATCTCTATCTAACATTTAACACTTCTAATACTACGATAAATATGGTTAAAGACGTTATTGCTTCTGGAGAAGATGTTTCTGGAGTTGTATTCTCAAGAGATTACTATACATCAAGTTATGCTAATGGGGACCTGGAGAGGAAATAAAGAATGTTAGATATTGATACAAGAGTAAAATTAAATCAGATAATTGAAAACCAATTACCTGAATTTTTAAGATCTGATTTTCCTTTAGCAGAAGATTTTCTTAAAACTTATTATCTTTCACAAGATTCTCAAGGTTCTTCTGGAGATATACTTAATAATTTTGACCAATATCTTAAGGTTGATAATTTAACATCTGATGTTATTCTAGGTACTGCTACTTTAAGTGGTGAAATTGACGAAACATCTACCGAAATTACTCTATCATCAGAAACTAATCCATATCCAACAGATGGATATCCTGCTGAATATGGATTATTAAGAATAAATGATGAAATTATTACATATACTAGTAAGACAGCAACTACTTTTAGTGGTTGTATTCGTGGTTTTAGTGGTGTAACCAAATATAATGTAGGTATTGCTACTTTTATTACTAGTCCAAATGGAGATCCAACTGAGTTTAGAAACTCTACTCCTGCAAGTCATGCTAATGGTGCAAAAGTTACTAACCTTAGTGTATTATTTTTACAAGAATTTTATAAGAAATTAAAGAAACAATTTTTACCTGGATTTGAAAATGTAGATTTTACTGACAATCTTAATGTTGGTAACTTTTTTAAACACGCTAGATCTTTTTATCAATCAAAAGGTATAGAAGAATCTGTAAAAATACTATTCAGGGTTCTTTATGGTGTTGATCCTATTATCTTAGATTTAGAAGATCGGTTAATCAAACCTTCTGCTTCAGAATTTATTCGTAGAGAAGTTGTTATTGCAGAACCAATTAGTGGCGATCCTTCCAAATTGGTAGGACAAACAATCTATAAGTCTACAGATTTAGAGACTAATGCTTCAGTGTCTGAAGTTGAACCATTAACTAGAGAAGAAAAAGTATATTATAAACTTTCTTTGTTTGTAGGATTTAGTGATAGGGATCTTATAGAAGGTACATTTACAATACCTGGTAAAACTAAAGTTCTAGAAGATTGTCCTGTTGGATTTTCAACAATATCAGTTGATTCTACTGTTGGATTTGGACACACAGGAACGATTATAAGCGGTACTAATTCGATAGATTATACATCTAAGTCTATTAACCAATTCTACGGTTGTAGCGGCATTGAGGAGGCAATCAGCGTTGGTTCTGATATTAGATCTAATGAAGTTATTTTTGGATATGAAGATGGTGATCTTAATCATAAGACTGAATTAAGAATTACAGGAGTTCTTTCAAAATATGAAGGATTAAGTGATATTTCTTTAATAAATGAAGGAGAAGATATATTTGTTAAAAATGTTGGAGAATCTATACAAAATAAATCTAATCCAACTTATAAAGAAATATTTGCCAATTCTTTTATCTACAATACAAGTTGTAGATATCAAATTGAATCTATTAATGGATCTACTTTTAAATTGTTAAGTATTATTGATAAATCAAGTTTAAGACTTAATGATAGTGTTGAAATCTTAGAAAGAAATAGCAATACAAAAGTTGCTGATGTTAATATCTCAGATTTAAATGTAGTTAACAATACTATAATAGTAAGTGGAGTATTTAATCTTAATTCATTAAAATTATATGATATTAGAAGAAAGATAAAAAAAGTATCGTCTTTTGGTGCAGAACTAAAAGAAGGTAATAATTCTTATATTGGAGATGTTTTAAACGTTTATGTTGATGGTGAAAAGGATGGATATGTAACATCTAACTCACTTCCAAGTTATGGATTAGATAATACAGTTAAAGTAAATAAGAATTCAATAACTTCTGGAGATGCTTCTGAATATGGAGTGTGGGACCCCAATTGCGATTTACCTCCAAATAGTCGCCCACTTGGTTTTGATGAATCGATTTCTTGTAGACAATTTAGAGCACCAGGACTTCGTAACGAAGATCAAGTAAGACAAATAGGATCTAGTGGAGAATTAATACGAGTAGATTCTTATGAATGGTTAACACTTGACAATCCTTCAACATTTATAACTGGTGAGTCTATAATTTATAGTTCTGATGAAGGATCTACAGACTATCCAAATTTAGAAACTGGAAAAATATATTATGTTGAAGTTAAAAGATCTGATAGAAGAAAAATTAGATTATATAATTCAATAACACAAGTTGGATCAAATGAAGATTTTATTGCAATTGGTGTTTGTAATATAACCGATTCTCATACATTAACTAAAGAGTCTCAATATGGAAAGAAACTAAGTGCAAATAAAATATTAAGAAAATTCCCATTATCACAAGATTTGTATATTGCTAGTAAGGATGAGACTCCTACTAGAGAAATTGGAATATTAATTGATGGTGTAGAAATTAAAACACCAATATCAGAAGATTATATGTATTATGGACCAATTGAGTCTATTGAAGTGTATAATGGTGGAGAAGATTATGATGTAGTAAATCCACCAAAATTAAAGATTCAAGATAGTCATAATTCTGGAGTTAATGCATTTGTAGAACCAGTTATTACTGGATCTGTTAAGAATGTATTTGTAGATCCATCTGATTTTGATATTGATAGTGTTGTTTCTGTTTCTATAGAAGGTGGTAATGGTAGTGGATGTATATTACAACCTATTGTAAGACAAAGATATAGGGAAATAGAATTTGATAGTAGAGATACATTTTTTGCAGGTGGTATTTCTATTGAAGATGAAACAATAACATTTAAGACTAATCACAACTTAGAAACAGGGGAAACTGTTTATTATAACAGTAATGGACATCCAGAGATGGGTACTGGTCCAGCTTATGATACTACAAATACTGCAACGGGAACATTATCAAATGGTGCTCCATATGTGGTACGTAAAGTAAACGAAAAGACAATTACATTATATGATAAGTTTAATGATGCAATAGGTATAGCAGGTATTAATACTATTGGATTTTCAACTTCAACTAAAGCATCTGGTACTCATAAGTTTAGAACTGGTCTTAAAAATTACTTATTTGATATTAAAATAATAGAACCTGGAAGTGATTATACTTATAAAAAAATTAATGTTAATCCATCAGGTATTTCAACACATCATTCAAAAATAGATTATAATAATCATGGATTTGAAGATGGTGATTTAATTCATTATAAGAATACTGGAATTAGTGAATGGCAAACTACTTTTGGTCCTGCTTATAGTGTTAATCCAGTAATGAGAATAAGACTTCAAATTGATACTGGAGTTTATACTTTTACAGATACTAATACTGTTGTTGGATCTAATATAACTGGAGAACCACTTGTAGTCGGTAGTAAAAGATATAGTCTTGGTGCAGAAGCAATTAATACTGGTGATGCAATCATATATGAGATACAGGTAGAAGATCTTGTAAATGAAAGATCAATTGATGGATTGGATTTAACACATTCTTATAATGTGTTAAAGATTGATAATCATTCATTCAGATTATCTGATGCTGGAGTGAAAGAAGCAACATCAGATTTAAATTACATTAGGCGTGAATATGTCGATTTAAATACAGTAGGAATAGGAACTCAAACATTCACTTATCCAGATATTGTAGTAAAGGCAGATATAACTTATAGTGGTATTACATCACAAACAAATTTAGAAAATTATCAGTACACTTTCACACCTGTTGTTACTGGAAGTATAACTGATGTTAATATCTATGAACATGGAACAAAATATGGAACTACTGTTTTAAATCATCATAAAGATCCTATAATTAGCATACAAAATGGTAAGGAAGGGGAATTAGGTTTAAGTGTAGTTGATGGGAAAATAGTAGATGTTCAAGTATTAAACAAAGGAAAAGAATATTATTCTTTACCAGATATTGTTGTAGAAACTACTGGAATAACAACTAGTGGTGTTTATGGTAATGGTGCTGTTCTTAGACCAGTAATTAAAGATGGTAGATTGGATGATGTTATTGTAACTAATCCTGGAATTGGATATACTGCTGGTCAAGTTAATGCATATCCCGTTTCTAGAGGTATTAATGGACTACTTGAGAGTAGAATCAAACGTCATATTATTGATAATATAAACAGGGAAAGTAATTATGGATTAGAATCTATAACTGGTGATCTTAATTTAAGTGTAATTGGTTATAATCAAACTATTGCTAATGCTTTCGGTGACGATGGAACAAAACATTCACCTATAATTGGATGGTCTTATGATGGACACCCAATATATGGTCCTTATGGATTTACTGATCCAACTAAATTAGGTCCAATTGTTGGTATTGTAACCTCTGGATATGTCTTAAATCAGTCTGGAATATCTACTTTATCTGATAATGGATTAAGACCAGACTCTGATGAATATTCACCAGGATATTTTACTACTGATTGGATTTATGATGGTAGTGGACAGCTTGACAAACATAATGGTAGATATTGTAAAACACCAGAGTTTCCTAATGGTGTTTATGCTTATTTTGCTGGAGTAAGTACTAGTTTACAAACTAACAAATTAGTACCAAAATATCCATACTTTATTGGTAATACTTATCGTTCACCCTTTATATCATCAAACACAACTTTAACTCAAGATTTTGACTTTAATTCGTCTAATCTTTCAAGAAACACTTTTCCATATAAAGTTGGTGATCAATTTGCAAATAACGATTTCATTATTGAATCAAATGAATTTTTAAGACAACTTAGCACTGTTGAATCTGTAACATCAGGTATAGTTGATGAAATAAAAGTTTTAGATGGTGGTAAAAATTATAAAGTTGGTGATTTTACAGTATTTGATAATAAAGGAACTAATGGTTCTGGTATTAGAGGATTGGTTAAATCTATAGCAGGTATTGGAGTTTCCAGTATTGAAACTCAGGTTGATAAATTTGAGAATGCAGTTTTTGTATGGGAATCCGAAAATGAAGTGTCTGCAACTTATTATCCTTTCATTGAGGTAAATGATGGAGATTTTGTTGCTATTTCAGGTCTTAGTAGTTCTATTGTAGGATTAACAGATTCATTTAGTGTTGGTGTTAAGACTGATACTATTGGATTAGCAAAAACAATGTCTTACAACAACCTTGTAACTGGTGATGTTGAAGATATTTACGTTAATATCATACCAGAAACAGTATCTATTGGTTCTTCTTTAAGAATTAATAATGATGAAATTGTTCAAGTATTGAATAAGTTTGATCTTGGATCAATTTTAAGGGTTAAAAGGTTTGGTGTAGGTGCTGCACATAGTTATAGTTCTAGAATAGATGTTTTAAATACAAAAATTACTTTACCAGCTAGGGTTAAAAGGTTTGAATCTGATCTTAATCATAAATTATTTTTTAATCCTAAACAATCTGTTGGTTTAGGTCTTACAGTTGGTGGAGGTATAAGTGTTGATTACACTATAGGTGAAACAACTACAGAAGTTCCTATTCCAACTAGAGCAATATATTTACCAAATCATCCATTTAAAACTGGAGAAAAATTAACATTTAGGAAAAAGGGAACAGCATCTTCTTTACTTGTTGGTGAATCTGAAACTACAAATGACTTATTTAATTTACCTGATGTAACTAGTAATACTTTTGATGTATATGCAATTAATAAGGGTCAAAATTATGTTGGACTTGTTACTGTAGTGGGTGCAGCATCAACTTCAGAAGGATTATTTTTCCACGGAAATGGTAGTGATGATTTTGAATATTCTTTAGAAACAAAAAAAGATCAAGTTATTGGTGATATTGATAAGATTGTTTCAACAATTACAACTAAAATAGGTGCTGCTGATACAACAACTCATAATATACAAACTGGAGATATTGTTTCCTTGACGGTTGTTCCTAATACAATTGTTGGATTAGGTAGTACTGCCCCATTAACATTATCATTTAATGAGGAGTTTCAAAAATTAGTAGTTAATGAGATATCATTTGCAAATACTGATATTGATACAAGTAATAGTACAATTACAATTAATAATCACGGATACAAAACAGGTGATAGAGTTCTTTATCGTAGTAGTCAACCTGCAACTGCTAAAGAAGTCTTTAGTATTTTAACAGAAGATTTAAAGGGTTGTTATTTTGTAAGTGAAGTAGATTCTAATACAATACAATTGGGTAAAACCTTATTAGATGTTAAAACAGATCCACCACAATTAATTGATCTTAAAACTACTGGTGGTGCTGTTCATACATTTGGTTTAATTAATCCACAAATTGAAGTTGTTAAAAAGTCTAGATTGACATTTGGTGTTGGTAGTTCTACTTTAGAAGGGTATGATTTAAAATTCTATTATGATAAAGATTTTAAAAATGAGTTTGTTAGTGTTGGTGTTGGTCAAACCTTTAACGTAATTAGTTCTAATGGAATTATTGGTATTGGTTCTACAGCTACAAGATCTGTCGCTTATACAGATTCAACCCCCACTCGATTATATTATGCTTTAAGTAAAGGTGGATATATTAGTACAGCAGATAGATTAGTTGAAAATAATTCAGAAATAAAGTTTGTTGATAGTGCATATAGTGGTACTTATAATGTACTTGGAATAACTTCAAATACCTTCCAAATATCACCTTATACTGTTCCTTCAGTATTAACATATAAAGAAGATCAATGTGAAATAATCAAATATTCAACTGAATCTAAAACCGTAATTGGTCCTATTGATAGTGTAAAGATAATATCTAAGGGTTATAATTATAAATCATTACCAACATTTGATTATGTTTCTAGTGATACTGGAGAAAATGCTAATATTGTTGCATTGTCAACATCAATAGGTAGAGTAAATGAAATTAGAATTATTGATATTGGATATGAATATGCATCTGATAAAACATTAAGTCCAGAAGCATTTGTTCCTCCTGTAATTAGAATTGATAATCTTGATACTGTTAAGGAAGTTAAAGTAGTTGATGGTGGTAAAGAATATTTGAGTCCACCTGATATTGTTGTTTATGATCCAGATATAGATGAAATTGTTGATACTACTTCATTAGTAGCTAAGACACCTAATCAATCTATATCTGAAGTTGAAGTAATAGCACCAATACAAGGTCTTAATTCAATTAATCATAGAATTATTGCAATTAACAATTCAAATGGAGTTGGTATTAATTCTATTACTGGTGGTGGAACAGGCATAGTTACTTGTATTCTTAATACACCTATTAATGGATTTGCTGTTCCACCATTTAGTATTGGTGACGATATTTTTGTTGAAGGTATTGAATTATTTGGTGAAGCAGGTATTGGAACTCAAAGTAATGTTGGTTCTGGTATATCATCTGAAGGTGATGGTTATAACTCCGAAAATTATCAATATAGATTCTTTAAAGTTGATGATTTTATTAATACAAATCCAGCAATATTAAAATATAATTTAATTGGATTAACTACAAATCCAGGTATTGCTAAAACTTTCCAATCTGGTTATGCAAATATTATTAATAGATCAAAATATCCAGTTTTAGATTCTATACAGGAAAGAGGAAAATATGCTATTAACGAACCATTATATGTTTTATTTAATGGTCAATTTGTTGAAAGAGATTTGAAAGTAGTAGATGCTAGAGATGATTACATTAAAATAGATGGCACATATCAGTTAAAAATTGGTGATAGAATTAAAGGTAGTGTAAGCGATGTTACCTCTTCAGTAATTAATCTTACTGAAAATAAAGCTAGATTTAGAGTTAGTTATTCTAACCGTCAAGATCAAGGATGGGTTGATAATACGGGTAAAATTAGTGAAGACCAACAGGTAATTCCAAATAATGATTATTATCAGAACTTATCATATTCTGTTAAGAGTAGTATTGCTTGGGATACTTTTGTAGATTCTTTGAATAGAACTGTTCATCCTGCAGGATTAAAGAACTTTGCAGACGTTAGTATTGGATCTACAGTAAATGTTTCAACTTCTTATGGATCAACTACTAATAATGTTGTCATTTTAGATGTTTTAAATGAAAAAAGAGTAGATACTATTAATAATTATGATCTTGCTCTTGATTATGATGCTAGAGATAGTAAGTCAAAATTTGTACAATTTGAAAATAAAAAATTAACCGATTTTACTAAATGTAAAACTAATAGAGTTCTTATTCATGATGATATTAGTCCTTTATTCTCAAGTAAAGGAATACAAGATTTATTTACTGAAATAGAAGAACTAAAATCTAAATTTGGAAAATATTTAATACAAATTATAGATCCTGATACTTATGATGTTCAGATTAGTGATTTAGTTGTGTTAACAACAACTAATGATGCATTTCTTATTGAAAAGACTAGTGATTTTACTAATATGAAGTTAGGTGATTTTACTGCAGATTCAGATTCATTTAACAGAAAGACATTAAGATTTGATCCAACTGAAAAATATGATAAGGATCATGATATAAAAGTTCTTAAAACTTCATTTAATACAAGTCTAGGTTCTACTGGAACTCAAAGTATTGGTTCTATAGATCTATTTAATACTAATATTGGTATTGGTACAACAACAATTGGATTTACTACCACAACTATTGCAGAATTTGATGTTAATGATTTTAATGGATTTACTGCTAGTGTATTATTACAGGATGATATTACGAAGGAAATAAGTTACAATGAAGTTATTGTTGATTTTGATGGAACTAATACTTATTATTCTGAGATTTACAGTGATAGTTTAACATTTTCTTATAGTTCTAGTAATATAGGAGTACTTACAGCAAAATATGATTCTGGAAAAGTATACTTTAATTGTAAAAATGATACTATCAGAAAAATAAATGTTAATGCTTCAATTATTAAATTTGGTACAACCTCTGCAGGAATAGGAACTTATAGATTTTCAGTACCTGGACAACCAGTAGGTGCAGAAAGGAGTGTAAGGTTGGAATCAACTTATAATACTGGAACATCAACTCCAATACCATTAACAACTATTAATAAGAATTGGGATAGTTCACTTAAATCATTAGTTAGGATCTCTAGTGGTACAGATTCTGCTATTCATGAAGTAGTGGTTCTACAGGATGAGGGACTGGCAACGACTATTCAATATCCATATACTGGTGCTTCTAATACTGGTATAGGTACTTTTGGTGCTATTACGTCTGGATCTGATATAACAATTAATTTCTATCCAGATGCTAGTCAAACTAATTTAGTTAAAGTTCAGGGATATAATGAGATTTTCTATACTCCAAACGATTTTGCAAATGAACCACCAGATTTAGTTGTTGGTCCAGTAGATAAAAAAGTATTTTTATCTTCATATGATGGTGTTAATGGAAGTAGAGCAAATAAGATTAATTTTAATCTAAAATACAAAAATACTCCAATTTACCATAAAATTTTTAACCCTGCAGATTCAACTCAATTAGATCTTGCTACTGGTACATTTACCTTACCAAATCATTTCTTTAATACTAATGAAGAGTTAACTTATATACCACAATCAACCTTTATAGGAATTGGTGCTACTGCTGTTAGTATTGGTACTACAGAGATTAATTCTGGAGTTACTACTGATATAATGCCTTCTACGGTTTATGCTAAGGTTATTAGCGAAAATAAAATCCAATTATTCAGTAAGAAGGAATATATTACTACTGGTGCAGCAATAACATTTACTGGTGTTGGTGAAGGTAATGCACACTCAATTGAAATGGGAGATAAGTTGAGTAAAACTGTTATTGGTCTTGATGGTATAGTTCAACAACCAATTACATTTACTGCAATTAAACATACATTACAATCTAATATTGGTGCAGCAACATCTCAGTTTGTACTTAGTGGTATTAGTTCTGTTCAACCAAGAGATGTTTTGAAGATTGATAATGAATATATGAAGATTGAGCAGGTTGGATTCTCAAGTCTTCCTGAAGGAACTATTAACGATGCTACAGATGTTGCTATTGGAATATGTACATTACCTGTTGTTAGGGTTCGTAGAGGTTCTCTTGGAATAGGTGCAACACCACATAATGCTGCATCTACTGCTAGAGTTAATAGAGGTTCTTTCAACATTGTTGATAGTACTGTATGGTTCTTAGACCCACCTAAAGGTAATACAAGAGAAAGAAGAAGTGTAACTAATTTGCCATATGTTAGAGCAGAGTTTAGTGGAAGAACATTCTTAAGACAAAATTATGATACCAATATGGTATTTGATGATATTTCAGATCAGTTTACTGGAATAGGTAGAACTTATACCTTAACTAGAAATGGTGCTGATGTATTAACTGGTGTTAGTAGTGCTATTGGTAATGGTATTCTGTTTATTAATGGAGTATTCCAAACACCATTAACTGTTAATAATGCAGGAAATAATTATGAGTTTACTGCAAATACTAATGCTGGAATAACAAGTGTTGTTTTCACAGGTATTAGTTCTGCAAATGGCGAGATGATGCAGTCTGAGTTTGATATTAATCAGAATCAATTACCAAGAGGTGGTCTGATTGTTTCTATGGGATCAACTCCTGGACTTGGATATGCTCCTCTTATTGGTGCTAAAACTAAATTAGATTTGACAGATAATAGTAATCTATTTGCTGCTGGTTCAATTAGTAATGTTGTTGGTGTTGGAACTTCTTCCAAATATACTTTAGGTATTCAAACTGCTGCTTATGACTTTAAGACTGGAATCATAACAGTTACGACTAATAATGTTCATGGATTTGATTTAGCATATCCTAAGACTGTTAAGTTAAAAGGTTTAGAGTTTGCTTGCCCAACTAATGCTGTTGGAACACCTACTGGAAACACGCAATATGATCCATCAACAGGTAATTTAACTATAGAAATTGTTGGTCATGGACTTACAAATGGTGATGCAGTTAAGTTAGAAAAAGAATCAATTACATTTAGTTGTGGTTATAATGGTGCTACTGGATCTGCTGCTGAAAAAGCATATCCAAGAGAAACTGATCCTGCTTATGATACGTATCTAACAGTTTCTAACGTAACTAATGATACATTTAGAGTTAATGTTTTATTAGGAACAACACCAACTAATACAGATGCACATACGTTTGTTTCAGCAACTGCTAATTGTGTCCGTACTCTTAACTATGTTGGATTAACTACTACTATTTTCCAAGACCACGAACGTCCATTAAATCTAACAGGTATTGTATCTGAAAGAACATTTGAGGTAAATGCTGGTATTTGTACTATTAACCATATTTTCCAAAATAGTCCAAATGCATATGCTTATGAGTTCTATGGAGATTTAACTGCAGGATCAGGATATCGCAGTCCAGTTGCAGTTGGTGTTACTGATATAGAATTTGCACATAAGTTTGTAACTTCTGCATCTAATGCAATTACAGCAGATAATTCAGATCAATATACACCTACAGCAGCAAATTATGATTCTGCAACTGGTGATTTAATTCTGACTGTAGACCATAATCTTAAAGCAGCAACAAGACATACAGTAGAGACTGCTTCATATGTTGCTTCTACTGGTGTATTAACTGTAACTATAACTGATCATGGATTTAGCAATAATGATTGGGTTAAACTTGACGATCATTCAATATCATTCACCTGTGATATGGATGGTGATGCTTCTGTTCATTCATATCCTCGTCCATCAGATCCTTATAGTGGTAAATGGTTACAGGTTGCTAATAAAACTAATGATACATTCGAGTTGAATGTAGGATCATCACCACAGGTACAATTTACACCATCTGATGCTAAGTATGATCCAGTTACAGGTTTAATGGAATTGACTATTGGATCTCATACATTGAGTCCAAATACTAGCGTAAAACTTGCTACAAACTCTATAGGATTTACTTGTGATGTTGATAATAACACCACTACAAAGACATATCCTCGTTCATCTGATCCTTATAATAATACTGCTATTAAAATTCAGTCTGTAACTTCTACAACTATTACCTTACAAGTTCTTTCTGCACAACCATCCACCAATATTACAAAACATACTTTTGTAAGTGCAAATCCAAATGCAGTAACTACTGGTGGAAATTATGCACACGATTTTGATTCATCAACACCAAGTGGTTTATCTAGAGCAGAAAATACTGTTCAGATTACTACAGATTCATTAACATTTACTTGCGATAGAGATGATCATCTAGGTAAGCATACTTATCCACGTTCTACTGATCCAGCTGCTGGAGCAACTATTGGAGTTGCAGCAACAACTAATACGACTATTACTATTAATGTTGGATCTGGTGGTGGAGGAGGTACTGGTGCTGTTGTTACTGCAAATGTTGCACCAAATAGACATAAGTTTGTAAGTGCAACAGCAGGTGCTGCATTTACTGGTGGAAATTATAATCATACATTTGTTTCTAAACCAGAGAATTCTAATTGTATTTCTATTGATTCTTGGTCAGGACCTAAATTAACACCTGCTGTTGCAACATATAATGCACTTACAGGTAATTTAGTTTTAGTTGTTGGTGCTGGACATGGAATAACTGCTGGTAGCAATACTGTTGGAATTGCAACTAATTCCTTAACATTTACTTGTGATAGAGATAATCATTCTACAGAGCATACTTATCCTCGTCATACTGATCCAATTCATAATGATGCATCTGTTGCAGTTGCATCAACTTCTACAGATCAAATTACAGTGTTTGTAGGTAAATCTCCTATCACAACTCGTAATATTACTGATGCAGATTATAATCCAGCAACAGGTGAATTAACTGTAAAAAGCACTAGCCATGGATTTGTTGGATATTCTACTATTACACCAACAAATGCTGCTTATGCACCATCTACTGGAGTATTGACACTTACTAAGAATGCTCACGGATTCCAAGTTGGTGATAAGATTATTATACAAGATAATTCAATATCATTTACATGCACTAAAGATGGTAATGTAAGTGTCCACCATTATCCAAGACCTTCGGATTATGCTAGTGGAAGATGGTTAACTATTACAAATAGAACTGTTAATACATTTAAGGTTAATGTAAATCCAAATCCATCATCAGAACAATATCCACATACACTTGCAGGTATATTAGATGGATGTGTTGCTAAAGCAAATCAAACTGTTGGTATTGCAACTGGATCTTTAATAATGACCTGTGAGCATGATCTACACAGAACACTTCATGAATATCCACGTACTACTGATCCTGCACATAGTGTTGAATTACCTGTTGGTAGAGTAACACCAGATACATTCAGTGTTCAAGTTGGAAAGTCTCCAGCAGGAACGGGTGGAGCATTAGAATTTACTATTAATAATGGTGGTGCTCGTTATGTCAATCCAGAACTTCAAATACCACAACCAATATATGAAAATGTACCAGTTGAAGGTGTTTCTAGACTTGGTATTGGATTAACTACTGCTACTGGTAAGAATCTATTACTTAATATGGGCGTTGGTGCAGCATCTACTAGTGTTGGTGTAGCACGTAGTATGTTTGAAATATCTGATTTTGCAATATCAAGACAAGGACATTCCTTTAAGATAGGTGATAAATTTAGACCAATAGGATTAGTTGCTGATAAGAGATTGCAAAAACCATTAGATCCATTTGAACTTGAGGTTGTTGAAGTCTTTAATGATTACTTTGCTGCTTGGCAATTTGGTGAAATGGATTTCATTGATAGTATAAGATCTTTACAAGATGGTGGAAGAAAGAGATTCCCACTATTCTTTAATGGACAATTATTGAGTTTTGAAAAAGACGAAACTGCTCTTTTATCATCTCAAATAGATTTAAATGCTGTTCTATTAATATTTGTTAATGGTGTATTACAAACACCTAATATATCTTATCAATTCCAAGGTGGCACAACATTTACCTTTACTGAAGCACCATTAGATAGTGATAAAGTTGATATATTCTTCTTCCTTGGTCAATTGGGAGTTGATATTGAAATAGTTGATGTATCTGAAACTATTAAACCTGGTGATGATTTAAGGATTCGTCAACATCCAGATTATTTGGATGAAAATCGTCCTCCAATTACAAAAACACAAGAAAAAGATAGAATAATTAAAGAATTATTATCATCCGATTTAGTTGAGACTACCATTTATAATGGTCCTGGAATAAATGAAGATATTCCTAAACCTATTGAATGGACTAAACAAAAAATCGACAAATGGATCAAAGGTGATTTAGTTTCTAAATCAAGAGAATCTATTGAACCACAAATATATCCAACAGCAAAAATTATTGGTGATATAACACCTACTACTGGAACTATTGGTGGATTAGACGATGGAATATTTGTTGATGATTCTGAAGCATTTTTCTATGAGCAAGGACCTTTACATCTCTCTGCGGATGATAGATATGGCATTACAATTACTTCTGTAGATGCAATAATTCTTCCTTCTGATAATAATCAGGTTTCTGCAGGATTTACTGCTGGTATATCCACAATAACTAGTGAAGTAACTGATATTTACACAGTTAATGTTGGTTCTGGATATACTGATGGAACATATAATTTAGAGTTCTCAGCACCACAAGAAGTGGGAGTTGGAGTTGGAACAACTGCAGTTGCTACAGCAACTATAACGAATGGTTCTGTATCATCAACTAATATTGTAAATGCTGGTTTTGGATATACTAATACAGCATTACCTCAAATTATTATCTCTAGATCTGAATATGAGATTGAAAAAATAACTAAGATACAAAATTCTTTAGGATTTACTGGAATTGTAACTGGTATCACTACAACGGCAGGAACTAACGGTCATCCATTAGCAATAAAATTCTACTTCTATGCAGATAAAAATGCTACTGATTTGAAAGTTGGTTATCCTGTATTAATAAAGGATACACCATTTACTCTTGCAGGTATTAATACTTCTGGTGATCATATTCCATTTAATGATGGATCTATTCAAACGGATAATAACAGATGGACTGCTGCTCATAGTGGATTTGCAGTTACATCGGTTGATAATAATGATAATGAGGTAGTAAGTATTGGATCAACTAATTTAGATAACATCTATAAAGTTTCCAGCATTTATGTTCTTGATCAAAGAGCAGAAATAACTTGTAATATTCATAGTGGATCTGATGTTATTTCAGGATTTGCTGTAACTGGATATTATGATGGTCCAACAGGTGATTGTGGATTAACAACTTCATTCGGTAAGATATCTTGGGGTAGATTATCGGGTATAACTAGATCATCAAGTCCTCTCTCTATAGGAATTACTGGATTAACTGTTGATTCTGGATTGAGTACATTCCCAACAATTCAAAGAAGAAGTTATGATAAATCTTCTTTGAAAGGATTGAGAAACACAGGTGCAATTAGAATTCAAATCTAATTAAGCATTATGTGCTATAAATAAAGAAAAAAAGTAGTATCGTTTAAGTAATAAACACAATGTCGGCAATTGTTACTGATCAGTTTAGAATTCTGAACGCCAATAATTTTATAGAGTCAGTAGAATCTGATAGTAATTCTTATTATGTTTTTATTGGTTTACCTAATCCATCATTAGTGGGTTATGGTAGATCTGAAAACTGGAATACAACTACACCAGATCCTGTTGATAATTTTTCATCTAATGCTCATGCTGGTGATACAATGATGTTTGGAAGAAAGATTTCTTCTGCAAACATTAGAAGAATTATTAAACGTATTGATTGGACTGCTGGAACAAAGTATGAGATTTATAGGGATGATTATAGTTCTTCTAATCAAAGTCCTATAATGAAGGCAAGTAGACTTTATGATGCAAATTATTATGTAATGAACTCTGATTTCAAAGTTTATATTTGCATTGATAATGGTTCTATAGAGGGGAATGAAACTGGTAATATTTCTCAAGATGAACCCAATTTTACTGATCTAGAACCATCTAGAGCTGGTAATAGTGGTGATGGGTATGTTTGGAAATATTTGTATACAGTTACGCCTAGTGATATTATTAAATTTGATTCTACTGAATATATTACTGTTCCAAATAATTGGGATACTACAACAGATTCTCAAATTAGATCTATCAGAGAGAATGGAGATTCTTCATCTAATAGTAATCAAATTAAACATGTATATATTGAGAAACAAGGTGGTAATTATGCTGATGGTTTAGGACAAGAATGTAATATTATAGGTGATGGTATAGGAGCTAAAGCAAGAGTTGATGTTGTAAATGGTAAAATTACTGATGTTACCGTAAGTGCTGGTGGAAAAGGTTATTCTTATGGTCTTGTTGATCTAGGTACATTAAATAGTGCTGTTCCTGCAAATAATAGAGCAAAACTTATTCCAATAATTCCACCATCATTAGGTCATGGATCTGATGTATATACAGAATTGGGAACTGATAAGGTTTTGATTTATGCAAGATTTGATGATTCTACTAAAGATTTTCCAACAGATACGAAATTTTCGCAAGTTGGTATTGTAAAAAATCCTACTGCAGTGGGAACTTCAAATACATTTACTGAAACTAATTTTTCATCAATAGCATCTATCAAGTTTTCATCAATTACTGGAACACCTAGTGTTGGTGAAAAAATAACTCAGGTAACTGCTTTTGGTAATGAGGCAACTGCTTATGTTGCATCTTATGATAAAGTAACTAATGTATTAAAATATTTTAGAGATAGATCTTTAAACTATACCACTACACAAGATCAAACTGATTATGCTGGTATTAGTACTACTGGTAAGATATATCCATTTGAGTCTTCTTCAAATGCGATTAGAGGACAAACCTCTAGTTTCTCTGGTAGTGTTGACACCACATTTACTGGGATTAGTACAAATCCTACAGGAACACAGTTAATTAACTTAGGTTCTACCTTTATAAATGGACTATCACAATCTGAGATAAATAAAGGATCAGGGGAACTTATCTACTTAGATAATAGACCTTTGATTGCTCGAAATGAGCGACAAAAAGAAGACGTTAAAATCATCCTAGAATTCTAGAGAAAAATGCCACAAAAGACTAACTTAAATATAAGTCCTTATTATGATGATTTTGATAAGGCTGATAATTTTTATAGAGTTCTATTTAAACCTGGATTCCCTGTTCAGGCTAGAGAATTAACTACATTACAGTCAATATTACAAAACCAATTAGAATCCTTTGGTAGTCATATTTTCAAAGAAGGATCTATGGTTATTCCTGGTTCTGTAACTTACGATAGTACATATTTTTCTGCTAAAGTAAATGCCGATCATCTTGGAATTGATATTACAGTATATCTTGATGCTTTAATCAATAATAATGAGGGTAGAGGAACTAAAGTTAGAGGTCAAAATTCTCAAATAGTTGGAACTATTAAAAATTATGTTTTACCTCCAGACGAAGGTGTTGAAGATATTACAATATTTCTTAAGTATACGCAATCAGGAACATCTGCAGAAAGTGTTGCATTTCCAAATAGTGAGCTATTAACTCTTGAAGAGAATGTTACTTATGGTAATACTACATTAAATGCTGGTGAGTCTATTTTAACATTAGTTGCTGAAAATGCAACTTCTATTGGATCTGCTTTTGGTGTTGATCATGGTGTTTATTTTATTAGAGGAACTTTTGTAGATGTTGTCAGATCATCAATTGTTCTAGAACCATATTCAAATAAACCATCATATAGAGTTGGTTTTGAAGTTCTTGAAGAAGTTATTAATTCAAATGATGATCCTTCATTAAATGATAATGCTAAAGGATTTACAAATTACGCAGCACCAGGTGCAGATAGATTTAAAATATCAGTAAGACTATCTAAAAAAGCACTTGATGACTTTAACGACACTAATTTTGTAGAATTATTTAAAGTACGAGATGGTGAAGTAAAGAAAATACAGGATAAATCAGTTTATTCTGAGATTAAGAAATATCTAGCAAAAAGAACATTTGACGAGTCTGGTAACTATGCGGTAAGACCATTCAGAGTTAATATACAAAATTCTCTAAATGATGAAATAAAAACTAACGGATTATTTACAGAAGAACAAAAAACTGATGAAGGAAATATTCCTAATGAGGACACAATGTGTGTCAAATTATCTCCAGGTACAGCATATGTTAGGGGATTTGACGTAAATTTACCAGGAACAACAGTATTAGATATTGATAAACCAAGAGACACTAAAACAGTTAGGACAGGATCTATTCCTTTTAGAATGGGTAGTCTTTTAAGGGTTAATAATGTAACTGGAATGCCTTGGACAGCACTCGGTGCTGTTGCTGCTGGAAACAATGTTATTAGTTTATACAGTCAAAGAAGTTTAGGTTCTAATGACCCGATAATAGGTCAAGGTACAAAGATTGGTGAAGCCCGTCCTTATCATATTGCAGTCTCTGATGCACCATATACTGGAGACTCAACAGAATGGGATTTATATCTTTGGGATGTTCAAACATACACTACTCTAAAGATAACAAATATGGGTAGTTATATTGAAATGACTACTGTATTACCACTTTCTACTTATGTTAAAGGTATGAGTAGTGGTGCTACTGGATATATTGCAAATCGTCCAAATCCAGGAGAAATAAGTCTTACGCAGGTATCAGGTAAGTTTATTCCAGGAGAAAGATTGCAGTTTAATGGACAGAATGCTATTACTGCTGCTGGTATTAGTACATCATATACAGGATCTAATGTAGTTGATGTAATTACTTACGGTGTTAATGATATTAAGTCTGTTCATCAATTAACTAAAGCTGTTAGTGGTAATGAATTACCTACTAACTTTAGTGGTGATGCAGTATTATATAATAAAATTTTACCTAATTTTTCTGCAAATGATTTATTAACTGTTGAAGGTGTAGATAGTAGCACTGCAACAGCAACTTGTGATACTAGAAGATTTGCTGGAAAAGTTGGACTTACAACAGATTCTATTGTTGGTTATCATACAACAGGAGCATTACACGAAACTTGGTTAAGAACATCTGCTATAAGTGCAGATGGAGAAGAATTAACTCTTAAGACTTTTGATGGTGGTAGTGTTCTTGGTGTTTGTGATAGTGTACAGTCTTTAGGTGCAAGTTCAACATTAGATTCTACATTTAGAATTAAAGTACCTAAGATTATCAATCTTAATAAGTCTGGATTATACAGTAGATTACCTAGAAAGAATGTATCTGCAGTTGATCTATCAAACTCAACACTTATTATCAGTAAGCAATTAACAGGTACTAATGTTAAAACAGATGGATCTGGTGTTTTAGAAGTAAATACTTCAGATGCATTTGATAGTAATTCTGGAATTACTAGTGTATTTTTTGAACCATATGATGCTGAGAAATATACTCTTCAATATCTTAGTGGTGAAATAGAAGATCTAATATCATCTCAAGTCACTGTTCTTAATAATGGAAATGATTTAAGAATTACTGGTATTACTGATAATGGTAATGCTAACTTTATGAAGTTAACTGCTACTTTGAAAAAAGTAGGTTTATCTAGTAAGTCCAAAGATTATAAGAGAAGTGAAAAAACAGAAGTTACAAGAACTGTTGGTGTTTCTACCAACGGTGGATTGGTACAAAATAGTTTTTATGGATTAAGAGTTGAAGATAAGGAAATATCTTTAAATGTACCTGATGTTGCAAATATTCATGCAATATACGAATCTAAAGATACTAATACACCTAGTCTTGATAAACTAACATTTGTTTCTGGATTAGGATTGGATACAAATACTGTTGTAGGTGAAAAAATTATAGGTAAAACGAGTAGAGCAATAGGTCAAGTTGTTACTAGGGTTTCTGCAACAGAAATTGAGTTTGTATACTTAAATGCAAATACATTTAATGCAGGTGAAACTGTAACATTTAAAGAGTCAAGTATATCTACAAATATACAAAGAATAACTTTAGGTAATTATGTAGATAGAACAGATAATTATACTTTAGATAAAGGGCATAAAAAACAATATTCTGATTATTCTAGAATAATCAGAAAATCTAATTCAAGTATACCTTCTAAAAAGTTACTTGTAATTTTTGATATGTATCAAGTACAAAGTGGAAATAGTGGCGATGTATTTACTGCTAATTCTTATACTAAAGATAGATATACTTATGACGTACCTCAAGTTGGTAGAGATAGAGCAACAGATATTTTAGACTTTAGACCAAGAGTTAAACCTTTTGATCCAGCACAGACAACTAATAAATCTCCATTAGACTTTGGTGCAAGGATATTTGAAACTGATATTAAGTATGTTGTATCTCCTGATGAAAGTTCTGTTATTGGATATACTTATTATCTACCAAGAATTGATAAATTAGTAATTAATAAGTTTGAAGAAGTTAAGTTAATTAAAGGTGTTTCTGCAGATAAACCTGCACCACCAACAGAAGTTGGCGACTCTATGGAGATCGCACAAATAACATTACCACCATATCTCTATGATCCAATAACTGGACCTAAGATTAGATTACGTGATAACAGAAGATTTACCATGAGAGATATTGGTAAATTGGAAAAGAGAATTAATAATCTTGAAGTATTTGCTTCTCTTACAGCATTAGAACTTGATACTAAATCTTTAGTAGTTACTGATGCTAATGGTATTGATAGATTTAAGACTGGTTTTGTAGTAAATGATTTTAAAGATAGAAACTTCATAAACTTTAATGCTGAAGGTGGTTCTAGATGTGATGTAGATGTTGTTAATAAAGAACTTATTAGTGCTGTTGATTTTTGGTCACTTCCTGCAGAATTAGCATTTGCTGATGGTATTGATACTGAAACTGCTGATTTGTCAGCTAATTTAAATCTTTTAGATCCAAATTGTGAAAAAACTGGAGATCTATTAACTCTTGATTATAATCAAGTTGGTTGGATAGAAAATCCGCAAGCATCAGAAAAGGTGAATGTTAACCCATTTGATGTTCTTGTATTTGTTGGTGGTATTATTCTTGATCCAGCATCAGACAATTGGGTTAGAACAATTTATATTGACGACCATAGAGTGGAATCTACAGGTGCAACTTGGGCAGAACATTCAAATATAGTTTCAGATACTACAGCGATTGATACTGATGTTAGTGTAACTTCTACTGAGGTAGAAACTGATCAGGATGAGTTTGATGGTAATCATATTGATACAACCACAACCACAACCACAACCACAACAAATACAGTAGAGACTTCATTCTCAAATACATTAGAAGGACCATCTAGAGAATTTGATTATGTTGAAAGTGTTAAAGTTTCTGGTCAAGCAGATCCATTTATGCGTTCTAGAAATGTTGCTTTCTCAGCTAATGGTTTGAAACCATTAACAAAACATTATCATTATTTGGATAGTGGATCTCCAGACATCTTCCCTAAACTTATTGAAATAGATATGGTTTCTGGTGCTTTTGTTGTTGGAGAAAATGCTAGAATACTAAGTAATGGCGTTCAGATTGGATATGTTCGTGTTAAAGCACCTAATCATAAATTTGGCGATGCTAGTATATCAGCTATTCCAACTGGAATGGGTACAGTCTCTGTAAGTGTTGAGGCATATTCAATCGATCCTTTTGATAGAACTAGACCTGCACCAGCATCTTCATATTCAGCAACGTCTAAATTGTTTAACTGTGATGTTGATGCATTAGCTAATGATACAACATATAGTGGTTATGTTATTCCAGGTGCTACTATAGTTGGTGATAGCGGAGCAACTGCTACAGTATCAAGTACAAATCTTATATCAGATAATTGGGGTGATGTGTTGGGTGCATTCTTCTTTAGGAATGCAAATCAGTCACCACAACCACCAGTATTATTCTATTCTGGAACTAAAACATTTAAGATAACTGCAACACCTCCAGGAACAGTTACATTACCTGGAAGTACTGCATTCGCTAGTGATGCATCTGGAACATATTCAGGAACAGGTACAATCTTAACTCAGGAAACATCAACAGTAGGAGTTAGAAATCCACCCCCACCATCACAGAAACCTAATGAAATTACATCTACTGTTTCTGTAAATCAAGATTCATCAACAACTAGAGTTGAAGCACCTTACAGAGATCCTTTAGCACAAACCTTTACTGTTGATGAGACTGGTGCTTTCTTATCATCATTTGATGTTTATTTTGCAAGTAAAGATCCAAATGCTAAATTATTTGTAGAACTTAGAGAAGTTGAGTTAGGTACACCTACTAGTTGGCTTGTTCAAGACTTTACACAAATAGCATTAAATCCTGGTGATATTGAAACATCAACAGATGCTTCTGTAGCAACAAATATTAGGTTCCCATCTCCAGTTTATCTGGAATCAGGAAGAGAATATGCATTAGTATTCTTATCACCTGGTTCTGATTTATATGAAATGTGGGTTGCAACAATGGGTCAGAAGACTGTTAAGACTTCAAATCTACCTGATGTTGAAAGTGTTGTTGTAACTAAGCAATATATTGGTGGTAGTTTATTTAAATCACAGAATGGTACTATTTGGACTCCAAGCCAATATCAAGATTTGACATTTAAACTTTATAAAGCAGAATTTGTTGAGTCTGGTACAGTTACATTCTATAATAGTTCGATTAAACCAGGTAATGAAAACACTCAAGCATTATCTTCTAACCCAATTAGAACTTTGCCTAGAAAGGTAAGTTTAGAAGTAGAATGGCCAGATGCTAATTATAGTTTGGGTGATGAAAGTCAATTATCTGTTGGAAGAAAAATTAGTACAGGTCTTCCTGCTGATAAAGAAGATGATAGTATTACTGGCATTATAGAAAAAGTTGCTTCTCCTATTTGGGGTGACTATGATGGAGCAAATCTTAATCAAGATCCACTTAAAGGAAATCCACTTAATATTGTTAATAGAGGAAGTGGATATTCTTTAGATTCATCTGCTAATGTTCCTCTGAAGTCAGTAACTGGTAATGGTAGTGGAGCTACTGCATCATTAACAATTGGTAGTGACGCAGCGTTAGAAACTTATCAGAAGATAACTGATGTTAGTTCTATAAACTTGAATGGTAAAGGATATTCTGTTGGTGATATTCTCACTGTAGATGATTCTTGGTCAAGTTTTAATTCTGGTGATGGTGCTAGATTTGCTGTTGGTATAACAAGTACTAAACCAGATACCCTATATCTAACTGATGTTCAAGGTGAAAAATTTGTAGGTGGAGAAAAACTAATTCATTATGGTGTTAATAATGACACCAGAACTGCTATGACTAGTAATCTTATTGTAGTTAAGACTAATACTAATTCTGTTGTTACTAGTCCTTTATATGAAGGTAATGTAATTGAAGTTGTTCAAAGTAATCATGGTCATCATGGTGGTAATAATCAAATATCAATAGAAGGTATTCAGCCAGATACAACAGTTACACAAACAACTTCAGATTTATCTCCAGATGGTGCTTTAGTATCTGTAGCAAGTACTATGGCCTTTGCTAGATTTGCTGGTGTTTCAACATCTGGTGGTCAAGCATTAATTGGTAGTGAAATTATTTCATATACTGTTAATATTAATACTTTAACAATCACTTCTAGAGGATTAGAAGGATCACCAATTTCTGCACATCCAGAAGGAACTAATATTCGAGCATATGAAATTAATGGTTTCCCATTAATTGGTATTAATACTAGTATGAGTAAACCTGTTGATGATGTATTAAATAGTGAATCAAATGTTGATAATTATTATTTACAAATTGATAGAGGAACTAGTTCTAGAAATAGTGGAAATACTATGCTATGTTTCACTGATGAAAGAGGCATAGGTGGTAATAATGTTGGTATTTCACAAAATCACCAATTTAGCACACTTTCGGCACAGTTTAATGTAATTACTCCAGGTAAAGGAACTAGAGTTGCTACTTCTGTTAGAACTGTTAGTGGAACAAGTGCTGGTGGTAATGAGGTATCATTTATTGATCAAGGATTTGAACCAACTATATTAAATGAAACTACATTCTTCCCAACACCAAGATTAGTTGCTTCTAAAGTTAATGAAGCATTGAGATTACAAAATCTTCCTAGAAGAAAATCCTTAGCATTAAAAGTTGATATGTCTACAACAGATAAGAACTTATCTCCTGTATTAGATATTAAGAATGCTACATTTATTTTAGGTAGAAATAAGATTAATAATCCTATTTCAGATTATGCTACTGATTCAGATACTAATGAAGTAACAGGCGACCCACATGGTTCAACATTTGTTTCTAGAAAGGTTAATTTAGCACAACCTGCTACTTCAATAAAAGCATTTGTTGCTGCAAATGTACAACCAGAAGCAGACTTTAGGGTATATTATAGATTATTCAGTGCAGATTCTACTGAAGTTTCACAAGTATACAGACCATTCCCTGGTTATAATAATATGATTGATCTTGATGGAGATGGTTTTGGTGATGAAATGATTGATATTGCTAAGTGTGATGGAACTGCAGATGCTTATGTTAAACCAAATGGTAAAAATGATTTCTCAGAATATCAGTTTACTGCAAATGACTTAGAGCAATTTAATGGATTCACTATTAAGATAGTAATGACATCCACTAATGAATGTGTTCCTGTAAGAATCAAAGACTTTAGAGCAATCGCTTTAGCGTGAGGAATAGTATTAATCCTCCAGTTAAATATATTTTAGATCCATCTGGATCTAAAAAATTGGTTAAATTCTTTTTACCCTTTGATCTTAGAACTGTTGAAGAAAAACTAAAGCACTATCCATTTAATCAGATATGAAAACATTTAAACAATTCATGGAAGCTTTAGTACCAAAGTATACTGCTGGTCCAAATTATCCTAAAAATCTTCCATTTATTAAAACACCATTCATACAAAAGAAAGGTTTAGAGATTTGGAAGTTTAACTCTGGAGCACCTAGAGATTTTGTGAAGAAAAAAACAAAAAAAGATATAAGCACCTAATATTATGATACCAGTCGAAGGCAATAAAAACCTATTTCGTGATGAAAATACAGGTGCTATAGTTAATATGGATAGTCAAGGATATTTCAACTATGTTAATAGTAGAAATAGAAAATTATCTGAGAAAAAAGAATTGGATAATATGAAGAAAGATATTGATGAGATTAAATCTTTACTTCATGAGTTAGTTAATCGTAAAACATAAATAATAGATAGATTCTTGAATTGCTTATATAAATGGCAGATATTAAGGTCAGAGTAGGGCAACAAAATGCTGTTAAGGTTCTTTCATCACTAGCTGGTGCTCAAGGACTATCGCTTGCTGAACTTAGTGACGTTAATGCCACGAACTTACTCAATGGAATGGTTTTAGTTTACAATGGAGCGACACAAAAGTGGGATGCCACATTAACCTTAACTCCAGGCTCGGAACAGAATTTAGACATCAACGGGGGAAATTTCTAAATGGCTAGCATTATTAGGATCAAACGATCCTCTGGAACCACCAAACCTGCCAGTCTAAATTGGGGTGAAATGGCCTATGTAACTGGTATCGGCAGTTACGGTGGAGTAAATCAATATAAAGATAGAATTTTTGTCGGAGATGACGGTAATAACGTATTCCCTGTAGCAGGTCAATATTACGCATCTATGATGGAGCATACACCAGGTGCAATTGCTGGTGTTCAAAATACAAGGAATAGTGATGGTGGTATAGTTGCTGTTCTTGATAATACTAGAAGAGTTGATCAGTGGAATGTAGATAATCTTAGAATGGATGGTAATACTGTATCATCCACAAATACTGATGGTGATGTTATATTTGAGACTACAGGAACAGGGCATATTAATATTGTAGATGATACAATATTATCTTTTGGTTCGGATAAAGATGTTCAAATTGAATATGATGAGAATGGTAATGATGAAGTAGTAGTATCCAGTCCTACTGGTAAGCAAGTTAAATTTACCACCCCATTAAATGTATCTACTGCATCATATTTTGGTAAAGTTAAGATTGAAGAGAATATTATATCTTCTGTAAGTGGTAGTGGAGATAAACTGTTTATTGACCCATTTCCCGATGGATTAAGTAATGAAGGTGATGTTATCATCAAAGGTAACTTACAAATTGATGGTACAACAACTTCAGTTAACTCAACCGCAGTAACAGTTAATGATCCAATATTTGTTATTGGTGATGTTACCAGTTCTAGGGTAGTTACTGCTCCAGTTACAACAGGTGTTAGTACAATTACAATTGATTCTGTTGTTGGAATCAATACTGGTGATATTGTAAGTAATCATACTTCATTACCAAATAGTGGAGTAACAACTATTACTGAGGTCAATACCACAAATAAAGTTATTACTATTGAGGGATCAACTTTAGCTGGTATTACAACAACCTCAGAATTGACAATTACTCATGCTTATGACACTAATACAGATCGTGGTATAGCATTTAATTATAATACTGGTGTTGGTACTGCAAATAATAAAACTGGTTATTTTGGTTATGTAGACGGTGATGGAAATACTGGAAGTAATGCACCAGAAAGATCTTGGACTTATGTTCCAGATGCAAGTACAACAGGTAATACAGTATCAGGAACAAGAGGTTTCTTAGATATTAAAGGTATCTATTATCAGACTGCTGATTATAATACCCACGGTGCTGTTTATTTTGATGAGAATGGATTACAGACCTCAACTAATAATCCAACAACTCCTATAATTACATCTAAGCAGATTTTGACTGCTGTTACTAAAAATACTCTTGCATTACCATCTAATGTAACGGTTGCAATTGGTGATATTGTGAGACAAGACAGTAGTAATGCTTATGGTGTAGTTGAGACTGCAGTAACTAATGGTGCTTCTATTGATCTAGTTGGTGTTGAAGGAACATTTACGAATAGTTATAATATAAGAAAAGAAGGTCAGAATGGATCTATTGAAAACCTTTCGGTAATACCATCTACAGTTACTGTCATATATACTAATAAGCCTCATTGGTCTTCAACTCTTGATGGGGGTACATTCTAACCTTAAAATATTATGCAACAAAATAATGGTGATGTTGATGTTAATGTTCTCGTCAGTTTATATAATAATAAATTGGCACAATCATTAAATCAAAATGTACTTTTGGAAGCAAAATTGCAAACATTAAAAAATGATTTTGAAGAAGAAACAAAACTCCTCCAACAGGAAATAGTTACTTTACAAGAAGAAAATCAGAAACTGAAACTTAAAGATGGCAAAACCAGCAAGTAGAACACAATTAGTTGATTACTGTTTAAGGAAGCTGGGTGCTCCTGTACTGGAAATTAATATTGATGATGATCAGATAGATGATTTAGTAGATGATGCTATTCAACTTTTTAATGAAAGACACTTTGATGGTGTTGAAAGAATGTTTCTTAAGTATAAAATTACTCAAGAAGATATTGATAGAGGACAAGCAAAAAATACTGATGGGGTTGGAATTGTAACAACAACAGCAACATCAACAAGTATAAGTGGATATGGAACTACTACCAGTAATTGGTACGAGACTTCTAATTTTTTACAAGTTCCAGATTCTGTAGTTGGTGTAGAAAAGATATTTAAATTTGATACTAGCACCATATCAGGTGGAATGTTTAGTATTAAATATCAGTTATTTTTAAACGATCTTTATTATTTTAATTCAGTTGAATTACTTCAATATGCTATGGTTAAATCATATCTTGAGGATATTGATTATTTACTAACAACTGATAAGCAAATAAGATTTAATAAGAGGCAAGATAGACTATATTTGGATGTTGATTGGGGTGCTGAAACTGAGGGTAATTGGTTAATTCTTGATTGTTATAGAGCATTAGATCCAACATCATTTACTCAAGTTTATAACGATCCTTTTCTCAAACAGTATCTCACTGCTCTCATAAAGAGACAATGGGGACAAAATTTAATTAAGTTTAAAGGAGTTAAGTTGCCAGGTGGTATAGAACTTAATGGTAGAGAAATCTACGATGATGCTGAAAGAGATATAGAGGCATTAAGATCTAGAATGACCTCAGAATATGAGTTACCACCATATGATTTTGTAGGTTAATGAGATATGGCATTAAATCCGTTTTTTCTACAAGGATCATCATCTGAACAAAGATTAGCTCAAGATCTAATTAATGAGCAATTAAGAATGTATGGTGTTGAAGTTACATATATTCCAAGAAAATTTGTAGATACAGATAATATATTAAATGAAGTACAATCATCTAAATTTGATGATAATTTTGCTATAGAAGCATATGTGAATACCTATGATGGGTATAGTGGTCAAGGTGATATAATGACCAAATTTGGAATGAGTTTGAGAGATGAATTAACTCTTACACTTTCCAAAGAAAGATTTGAGGATTTTATTGCACCATTTTTAGCAGCAAATCTTGGAGATCCTGATGCAGGGATAGCACTTGCTACTAGACCTAGAGAGGGGGATTTAATATATTTTCCACTTGGTGCAAGATTATTTGAAGTTAAGTTTGTAGAGCACGAAGATCCATTCTATCAGTTAGGTAAGAACTACGTTTATCAACTTAAATGTGAACTCTTTGAATATGAGGATGAGGTTATTGATACTTCTATTGATATTATTGATACTCAAGTTCAAGATGAAGGAGTTATTAGTACACTTAAATTAGTTGGTGTAGGAAGAACAACAACAGTAATGGCTACGATTGGTGTTGGATATGTTAGGGAAATATTCTTAAACAATGATGGATATGGATTTACATCACCACCAACCATTACTTTCACAGAATCTCCTACTGGAGATACTGCAAGAGCAGTTGGTATCTTAACTACTAGAGCAAATATTACTTCTATTGAAAAAATATTAATGACTAGTGCAGGTGCTGGTTATAATTCAACACCAACTATTACTATTAGTGGTGGAGGTGGTTCGGGTGCTGCTGCTACTTGCTCGGTTGAAACTGTATATAATGGTGTAATTAGATTTAACGTTACTGATGGTGGAGTAGGATACGGTACAGAACCAAATATTACTGTTGGTCAACCAGGTGCTGGAACAACTGCTGTTGGTATAGCATCAATTGGTTATGTTGGTAGTGATACTGTTGTTAGAAGCATATATGTTCAAGATCCAGGTCGTGGATATTCATCAATACCAGATGTAACTGTTGATCCACCATCTTCTATGGGTGGTATAGGTACATTCTTCTTTAATGAAGAAATTGAGGGTGTTAATTCATATGCACGAGGAAGAGTTAAATCTTGGGATGCTGATACTGATGTACTTAAGTTGTCTAATGTTGGAATAGGATCTACTGTATTTGGGTTCTACGTTGGTGAAGATGTAGTTGGTAAAACTTCTGGTGCAAGATATACAGTTGCTTCATATGATGCAACTGATGTTGACGATAAATATAACTCAGGTGACGAATTTCAAACCTTTGGTGACGATATTTTAGACTTCACTGAATCCAACCCATTTGGACAAGTATAATGTTAGGAACGTATTTTTATCACGAAATAATAAGAAAGACTGTTATCGCTTTTGGTACACTTTTTAATGATGTTCATATACGTCATCAAGATGCCGCAGGTAAAGATATAAATGAAATGAAAGTTCCTGTATCATACGGACCTAGACAAAAGTTTTTAGCAAGAATACAGCAACAACCTGATCTTAATAAAGCAACTCAAATAACATTACCTAGAATGTCATTTGAAGTTAATAATATTACATATGACCCTAGTAGAAAAACAGGTGTAACTCAAACATTTAAAGTTAAAGATGGTAAACAGGTAAAGAAAGTTTTTATGCCAGTTCCATATAATTTGGGATTTGAATTAAATATTCTTACTAAATTACAGGATGATTCTCTACAAATACTTGAGCAAGTATTACCATTCTTTCAACCAGGTTTTACATTAACAATAGATTTAGTTAATTCTATTGGTGAAAAAAGAGATGTTCCAATGGTTCTTGATAGTATTAATTTCACTGATGATTATGAAGGTAATTTTGAAACCAGAAGAGCATTAATTTATACACTCAATTTCACAGCAAAGACCTTTATGTTTGGTCCTGTTGCAGATTCTACAGATGGTCTTATTCGTAAGGTTCAGTTGGATTACTATACTGATACTAATACAAGAACTGCATCTCGTGAAATGAGATACACAGTCGCTGCTAAAGCGAAAAAAGATTATAATGAAGATACTGTGATTGATCAGTATGATGATCCATTAATCCCACCAGGTGATGATTTTGGATTTACAGAAACTT